ATGGCATGCGCATCAGCCGTCTTAGTGACGGACTGGAGATTACTGCTGCTCATGGGTGCCCCCTATTAGCGGGTCGCTGCGGCAAAAATGTAGTCGATCGTGGTTTTCCTGGTGCCAGACGCACTACCCGACAAAGACATGGCTGCAAGAGCTAGTTCAGTTGTCGTAATGTTAGTCGTGTGAACCGCAACCTGATTGCCGTCGACGTAGAAAAACACCTGGCCCGTACCATAAACGCGAATGCCAAGCTTGACGTATGTATTGTCAGCTAGGTCAACGCCTGAATCGGTTGAGGTCTCAGTGCCGCCCGACTCGGTCTTGCAAAGGATCGAGGCGTTGCCGTCATCCACCTGGAAAACAATCCGGTCAGCCGCAGTCAACATGGCCTCAGGATTGGTTGCAAAATTAACCGTAAAACCAACACAAATGTCCGTCTGGTCCGCGTCATTGCACTGAAGCTTTGTCTCAAACCAAAGAGTCTTGTCGGCTTGCACCTTAAAGATCTCATTGCCCTGAACAGACGCGCCATCATCATCAGTCGTCGCAGCAGACGTAAGTTCCAAAACACCGTTTAGAACGTCGGCACCGATACCTGCCGAGGCTCCAGAATCTTTGACCACGGTCCAGTCGTTGGTGGAATCCAGCGCCACACCCGTGAAGTCGTCCATGTAGGTCACGACATCGGTGTCAACGGTGGTGGTGAGATCGGTGCCCCAAGCACCTGTTGCGCCCTTGCCCGAATATTGAAGCGGGCCAGAGTAATGGGTAGCAGCCATGCTGTGTCCTCACATGCGAGTTACGGCGCGTCTGTCTGCATGTCGTCAGCCGGGACTGTCAGACGCACCGGAGATGACCCCGGAATAGCGCTGTTTTAACACAACAACAAATAAAAAGAAAGGGGGCCAAAGCCCCCTTTCCATCAGTCCGAAAACTGATTACGCACCCGGCGAACCAAATAGACCGCGCGGATCCGAGAACCCGAAGCTGTAACGCTCACGGGCCTTATACCGCACGTTACCGGTGTCGAAGTCGCCTTCAAAACCGGTCTTCAGCGCCACGCGTTCAAACATCTTCATGCCGTTGGGCGCGTCGGTCTTGATGAACCAGGCGTCCGGGTCGGTCAGGAAGTGGTTGACAGTGTAGCCCTGCGGCACCATGCCCATGTTCCGAACCGCGTTGATGTCGTTATCAGCCGTGCCGACACGAAGCGTGGACTTCATGATACGGTCAGCCGTAAACATCAGCTCTTTCGGGATGATCAGCTTCAGGCCCTGAACAGCGATCTTCAGGCCACGCTCATCAGTGAACGCAGCGATGTCGATCAGCGCCTGCTCCAAGGAAGTTTCGCTGAGGTCCGCGGGAACGGTCAGCTCATTCTTCAGGTCCGGGCCCGACAGAGTCGGGTGATCCAGAGCACACAGGGGCTTGCCGTCGCCACCGATCGAGGTGTCGAAAGCACCGTTCAGAACCGAAGCCGCTTTGATCTGCTTGGTCTGAGCCATGGAACGGGCCAGGGCGCGGGTGTAACGAGCCGACAGACGGTCGTAGAGGTTATCCTCAACGGCCTCTTCGGTCAGCGCAAACGCCAGCGCAATGGTCTCGTGCGTGTAGCGAGCGGTATAGACTTCCTGCGCTTGGTCATAAGCAACACCAGCGCCTTCAGTCTTCACCGGGGCCTCGCCAAAGCCCGATTCCATCACCTCTTCCTCGAACGCACGATCAGAGCTTTCGACCGCATAGATCTCAGTGTGCTCTTGCTCGTAGTTCTTGTACTCCAGACCAAACAGAGCATTGAGGCCAGGCTCAAGCTCTTTTACCAGTTGTGCACGTGAAATTGCCATGACGGCCTCCTAATTAGGTGCTAAAGCCAGGGGTGCCGGTACTGCCATACATGTGCTCGTTGATTTTCACAACCAGCACCGCGTATTGACCCAGCTCGTTACCCGGAACATTCCAAAGACCAATGGCCTTCAGGTTGGCAGAAGCGCTTTCAGTGAAAGTGCCACTCATGGTCATCGCTGACACACCCGTCGTCGTGCTGCCGGTGGTCGAGGCCGTGATATCGGCATTAGTACCGAAATTGGCCTGAGTCGGCGTGCCCGCATTCTGGATGATGAACAACTGATTCGGATCATCAATCACATCCGCAATGATCTTGCCTTGCGTGATATTAACCGAGCCCGGATAGTAGTTCTTCCAAGTCGGCTTGCCAGTGGTGGGATCAATGTAGTTGCAACCATTGAACACACCCACAGCAACCGTATGGTCCGTGTTGTTGAACTTGACCAGATAACCATTGTCAATGGTCACCAGATCTCCTTGGTAAATCGCCCCAGACTGGTTGTCAGCAATCTCGTACCCATACTGCTTTTGGGCACCAGTGGCAGACAGGTTGCCAAGAGGGCGAAGGCCAAAGGGCTTGTTTACGTTAGCCATTTGATGTTTCCTTCAAAGTTAAATCAAGAACCCCTTGCGGGGCTTCCAAATGAAACACGCGACTGGCGGGTAGGACGCTCAATCACCATGCTCGAATGAGCATTGGACTTTCCCACGCTAATAACACCAGCGTGTCGGCCATCTTCAACCGTCGGCACATGGTAGTCAGGATACTCCGAACCGCGCACCAGCTCGTACCCCTCACGGAGTCGACCAGCAACGTTCGTCACATCTTGTTGACCACCCGCCATGGCACGAATCCAACGGTGCTTGTATCCCGGCGGAGCAGGGGGAGCATCAAGGCGAGAAGGCGGTGCCCACGGCTTGCGTCGCGCACTTTTCTCACGAGACTCGGAATCGCGAGAACTGCGTGTCAGAGACGGGATTTTGACATCAGACATGGTTTAATCCTTCACGTACTTGGCGTATTCCTCAAGCGGAACACCTAGTTTTTTCGCAATGGCCACCTGACTTGGCGTCAGTCGAACCGTGCGGCGTGCAGCTTGGTTAATCCCGGAAGACCGAGAAGCAGGCGCTACCGTTTGCACGTTTCGCGTAGCCCCGTTTGGCGTACCAGCAAACTTTTTTGGAAAAGCCTGCCGGATACGGGTATCTAATTCATGATAATACTCGTCAGAGGCCGGGTCAACACCCTCCATCTCAATCAACTGACGATGAATGCCCCACGCAGCATGCGTCATCACCGTATCCTTGCCGTACCAAGGATTACGTTCAGCCCATTCCTCGACCCTGGGATCAATCTGAGCCGGTTGCCGCATCTGCTGTTGTTGAACCGGTTGCTGATATACCGGCTGCTGCTGTTGCATGCTCTCCTGCCGCGTTTCTACAGCAGGCTTTTGCGCCATCGCAGCTTCAACTTGATTTGATTCATACGTCAACGAAGCCAGCCGCTGCTGTGCCTCCGTTTCCGTGTCCAAATCACCTTCCTCACGCGCCTTTTTAATGATCTGCTTGAGCGCAATCAACTGAGTGTCAATACGGCTCTTTGCCTCAGTCAACCGACCTTCGTTTGACTGCTGATACTTCTGCTCCAATTGCTGCGCACGCTCTTGCACGCTCTTGGCATATTCCAGCGCCGCCTGCTCACGACGCTGCGTTTCACGCAATCGCGCCGTCAGCTTGTCGATCCGCTTTTGGACGTTGGCACTGTACTGATCCAACTCATTTTCGTTGTTTCCAACACCTTCCTGACCGGTGGCAACCACTTCCGGTGGCTGGGGCTTGTCCAACACCTCAGACTTTCCATCCTCCGAGAGCTGCACCGTTGCAGGCTGCTCGTCTTCTCCAATCTTGAACTCCAACTGGTCTTGATTCATACCTCACCCCTTACATATGCAGAATGTCTTCAGGATCACGGACCACGCCCAGGACTTCATCATCATTGATCAGCCGGATCTCGCCCCCGTCAATTGGGATGCGCGCCCCTGCATAGCGGCCAAAGATGATCCAATCCCCCTCCTTGCACCACGGCCCCGTTAGGAATTTCGATTCGTCGGCATATGCCAACGAACCTACCTTCAGGACGTAACCACAAACAGTGGAAAGCTGTGTTTTGCGCTGAGTTTCCTCAGACAACACAATTCCACCCTTTGTCTTTTCTGCACCACGGTACGGGAGTATTGCAATTCGCCATCCCGTCGGCGTCGGAATCATGTCCTTCACCGATTGATGCAGTTTTTCAGGGGAAAAGCCTGACTCTGTGTACGCATCATCCAAAGACGGTGCTTTGGACTGCGCTTCCTCGGCCCATTTGCGCTCCAAGGCCGTCATTGATAGCGACTCGACCGTTTCCATGGCTCTCCTTTCAGGTTTAATCACGGTTGTCCGTGTGCTTCCTCAAAAGCGCCTTCACGGATTCCTCAACCATCTTCAAACCCTCAAGTCGGCCCATCATGAAACGATAACGCTCCATGTCGGAGATCGTGCCGCTTAAAACGATTTGCTCTGACTGACCTTGCAGCTTTCTAACTTCCTTCAAAACGGCTTCTGCAAACTCAAGCATGGCGATTTTCCATGAAAAGCAGGCGGATTTGCGCTCCGCCTGATAGCGCTGACAATCAGTATATCTTAACCGGACGATTTCCATCCTTTTTCTTCACAATCATCGCAGGGCCCTGTACTCCACCACCACGTTTCATGCCCCGCGCCTTGCCCGCCTTCTCATACGCAATCGCCGCCGCCTGTTTTACGGCTGCCGACACGTTTTTAGGCTCGCTCGTCCCAATTGACCCCTTCTTTTTGTACGAACGCACCATCTCGCCAATGTTGGCACTGATGGTCTTTTGACTTGACCCACGTTTAAGCGGCATTTAAGCCTCCCTGAG